CGCGACAGATTGGTTGAGATTGAGTGAGCGATAGTGGCACGTATTAGTAACGAATTCGTGTTACTTAGCAGTGTTTTGCACGCCACTAGCAGTCTAATGCGGCATCAAACACCCCCCACTGGGGGTAAATTGCGTCCCTGCCCCTACGTATATGGGTTGACAAAATTATGTCAAAATTTATCGAGGTATTCTAGCTCCTGTTGATACGGTTGCTCACTTAAAAACACGTATGCATCATTAATATACGGCGGCACCCAGACATGAACAGGAGCACAAGACTCCCAGTTCACCGGTTGAATGCAATTAAACAGAACAACAGAAAAGAACCCCTTAATATAAGAGATATAAGTAAGCATCAAGTAATCATTTTTGTATTATCAGTAGGAGATTCCTCTTCACTTTGCACTTCAGAAGCAAATGACGTATCTTTACGACCACTACCGCGAAACTCTGCAATAGGATCAGGCTTATTGTATTGTTCGTCCATATCAAGGCACCACTGTTTAAGTGCCTTACCTGAATCAGTGAATTTAGCTACACCTAAGGAACGCCAACATTCTTTAGGATCATTATGCCCCCGTGTAGAGCCTTTATAGTGAGATACAAAGAAGTTAGGACCTTCACGAGTACGATGATAAGTAAAGGAACAGTCTTGTTCATTACCTTCAAACTCTAATACTTTCATATAATGTATGTAATAAATAAACTAACGCAGCTGTACCCTATAACACGGATATCAAACAGTAATTACATTCATGGTAATACGATGATATAGATGTTATTTAGAACAAGTACTAGTTAATGTGTCTATGTTAGTTGGGGAGTTGTACAGAATATCCATTCAGCGGATATTAGAAAAGAGGAAAGATTGTCTCCTTCCTCTAGTCCAGAAAAGATAGTCCACCCTCTATCTCCCCTGTATACGGGTGGGAGCTGGCTAAACCCAGTTAGGGACTGAGGTTTGGGAGTTACGTCTAGCTTGTTGTCTTTGGTCTTTATCAAGACCTAAAACGAGGTGATTAGCGGAGCCTTGGGGGTCTTCTATGGAAGCTCTAAGCATGTCATTCCAGTCATCACGTTTCCGCATATTGACTTGTTCTTGAGCTGAGATAGACATTGCGTCAGTAAAGTATTGAATACCCTGACTAAGGCAATCAAGACGGTCATCGTGTTTAACAGCACCTTTTTCCCGGCACATACGACTCATTTGATAAAAGAGCATGTAGAGGAGTCTTGATTCTGGGGCTGCGTCTTTATTGGAGTTATAGTCCCAATCAACAACAGAGCGATCCACAACAAGGCGGTGTTGATTAAGAACGGGTTCCATAGTGTCAATGATTCTTTGTTCTTTCCGTACGGTGGCTCGGATTTCTTCGACATCAATACCTTGTTTAGTTTGTAGTAGGTGTTTTTTAAATAGTTCAGCGACGATACCGTCACCGAAGTTAGTTTCAATTACGAGTTTAGTTACGTTAAACTTTTTACAACCTCTTAGAATGTCCAAGAGTGTGTTGTCACTGTATCCATCTCTGTAAGCACGCATTTCGTGCAAGTACAAGAAACCGTTCCGTTGGGATATAAAAGCTGCTGCTGTTTCATCCGTGCCACGGCCCGACGGGTCAACCGAGCAGATTGTTTCTTGGTAAGGTAACCATTCTCCTTGGAGTTGCATTGGAGAATAGAAATAATCTCCAGGAAGACCAACTGTTGGGAGGTCCTTGATGCAATTTCTTGGGTCTGAGCACCAGACGATTGAGTCAGGAGCAGTATCAGGATTAACGGAAGTGACAATAAGGTCTGCCATTTTAAGGGGGAACTTTTCAGCGTCACTGAGGCTTGTGTCAAGCATGAATTGCAACATAAAGTTGCTGCGTCCCATTGCTGCTTCACGTTCAATAAGGTCTTCATCATTAAATCTGTCAGGGTCAGTTACATCCCATTTATCAGCACCATTATCAATATCTTCTTGTAATTGAGGAGCTATGAGCCCTTCGTAATTAGACAGAGAGCGGGGGAAACGTGCTGGCCATACGAATGGCCTATAGTTACGTTCAGCGAGCTTCCTATAGACCGTAAAGACGGTCTGAGGGGTACCTAAGTACATGATGCGGGAGTCTTCCTTAGGGGTAAGGATTGATTCAGCTTCTGTGCAGAGTTGAAGTAATTTCTCCCTCATCATTTCCGTCATTGAGTTGCCGGGAACCTCTATGTCGTCAAGGATCATTAAGTCAGCGCGGGAGCCGGTCAGTTGGCCAGTAATCCCGACAGACTTGACGGAAGGTGCTTGGTGGGGAGAACAAAGAACATCGAAGCTGATACGAGACCAACGTGAGTCGTCTGATTTGGGTTGTAAGTGTTTTAACCAAGGTGTTTCTATAATTAGTTTTTGTAAGAAGATAGACATGTTGTCTGCACGCTCTTTAGAAGCGGAGATAATCATGATCTTCTTTTCTGGGTCTTTAAATAGTGTCCACAACACGAAGGCACCTGTAATCCACGATTTACCGATTCCTCGGAAAGCTTGAATCTGTAGGCGTTTAGGACCGTGTTGTAGGTAGTCAGCGATAGCGTATTGAGCGCGTGTAGGCGTAGGAAGATCGAGTTGTCCCCACAAAGCTTGTAGGAACAACTTGAAGTCATCTTGTAACGCCTCAAGGACGTTTGTCATTAATTAAATTGCAAAATCAAGTTCTTCTTCTGTTACTTCTTTTTTATTGGTAAGGAATTTTAAATATGCTCTTCCGCCATCAATAGCCATACTCATTATGCTAGCCACTCCTGAAACTGCTTCTCCAATAGCAACTGCCGGTACACCTACTGGAGCACCAACACCTGTAGCAGTAGCAGCCATACCAGCTAAAGATGTTCTATCACCCCAACCTGATACTTGGTCAAGAACTTTGTTGACTTGTAGAGTTGGATCATTAGGGTTTTCAGCTATTTCTTTTTCACGGTCAGCAGTTATATTTTCTACAAGTGCTGCACCTATACCGGTGCCAACAAACGGAACCATACCTGCGGCACGTTTAGCAAAAGGATTCTCAATAGCATCCTGAATAAGTTTTAATTTTTTAAGTTGTCCTTTATCCCATTCATCTACCATTGCTGGTGAAATATTGTTTGCAGCTAAATCCGCAGGATCTTGATACTTATATGGGTTGTGAGATGCAGCAACTTGTAGACCTACTTCCCGTTTTGCAAGATGCATTCTACCTGCTATTACTTCAACCTCGGGTGTATCTTTAGCCCAAAGGTCGCCTCCTGGTTTGACAATACCTTCTTTAATTACAAGTTCATTAGCTACAACACGTCTACTTTTGTCAGAATTAATACCTAGTTTCAGTGCGTACTCAGCTTCAGCAATTGCTGGCTTAAAAGCATCATACATTTCTGATCCAGAGCCATATACTTGGTCTAATGCTTTGTCAAAACCTTTGTTTGTACCATCTGGATGTGCGCTAAAACGTCTGTCGCCCCTCAGATTAAGTTCATATGGGTGGTTTTCATATTTAGCTGTAGCTTTATCAGCGGCTGCTGTATGAGATTGTTCTTGAAATGAATTATCAACATTAGGTCTGCTATCCCCAAAATATCTGCCATCAGCTTCTGCAGCTTGGAGAAATTCAAGCATTACATCAGGTTCTTGCTTCATCAAAACATCCATCAGTTCTAATGGAATTCCATGATGCAATCTGTCTGACATTACACGTTTCAAACCTTTAGGAATTTCTCTTTCAGAAATGCCACGGAGTTTATTTTTAATTTGATCTCCAGTAGCATTTTTTGAAAGAAGATCGTCAATAGTATCTATAAATACTGAGTCATCTGTACCAGCTAGGAGACGAGCCATCCTAAGATACATCTTAGGTTTATGAGAGCTGCTGATTTTCTTGCCTGCTTTCTCAGCTTCAATGTTTTCATACATGCGTTTGAGAATTCTATCAATCGCTTGTTTTTTTATATGCTGAGCTTCTTTAGTATGTTGAGACATAAAAAAAAGCCCCCTTTCGGGGGCGTGTAATTAATTAGTTGTTCAGTACTTTTTCTTCTTTTTCTTTTTAGGCTTGTAGCTTGCGATCTTCAGACCGTGTCCGTTCTTATGCATTTACTTTGA